CCACAACGCCGATGCGCTGCACGATGCCACTGGCCGGGAGCGTGGCCACCAGTGCGCCAGCAGCGCCGACGTACAGCTCGGCGCCCAACGTATAGGCCGCCGTGTTTATCGGCCTCAGCTCGCCCAGCACCACGGCGTCGCCGGGGTCGTTGTTGGCAAGGGTGGTATCCAGCACGCCGATCGCTGGCATTTTGAGCGGATCGGTCGGGTCGCAGGCCGCCACTGTGATCCGATCGGTGTCGCCCACGCTGCCGGTCGCATAGACCGCCGTGCCCGCCGCTAGGGGGCCGCCGCTGGTGTTTTTGACGTGAACGTAGAAGTTCCCGGCGATGCTGCCGTGGATGTGTGGGATGACGACCGGCGCCGTGCCGGTGATCGTCAGGCCGGTAAGTGATGGGCTGCCCCCCTCGCCCAGCTGATCGATTCGTGTCTTATCCGCTGCGCTTTGCAGTCCCGCCAGAGTGGTAGTGGCTTCAGGCAGCGTCACATCCGCCCCTGTGCTACTGGCAAGCAGCCTGCTGGATGCCGTGTAGCTCAGATCTGTGCCCACATTCACCTGGGCTCCGGCCGCGATGCCGTCGAGCTTCGTCTTGTCCGCCGCACTCATCGAACCGGCAGCGCCAGTGGTGGCCGCGCTGATTGAAATCGCCGGGGTCGTGCCGCCGCTGCTGGCGATCGGAGCTGTGCCGGTGACGCTCTGCACTGCCGTGCTCGCCAGGCTGCCCTGTGCAGCTGTGGCATAGTCCGTCGCGGCCGTGGCTGCTGCCGTGCCCAGGATGGGCTTGTTGAGGATCTGAGCATCGCCTGAGCCGGCGTTCCAGTCGGCGTTGACGTTCACCTCGGCGCCAGCCTCAATCCCGTCAAGCTTTGCTTTGTCGGTTGAGGCCATCAGGCCGGCCGCACTGGTGGTTGCCACGGGCAGCGCCACATCAGCACCCGTGGAGCTCGCCAGCGTCCGGGTGGCGGCGGTGTAACTCAGGTCTGTGCCAGCCGCCTCAATCCCATCCTCCAGCTTGTCCAGGTTGCCATCATGCTCCGCCGCTGTGAGCGGCGTGCCCTTGACCAGTCGCCGGGTCAGATTCAGTGTCATACGAACACCCCGGCCTCAAAGACGCCTTCCAAGTACACCGTAAAGACGGCCCCAATCTTCTCCAGCAGCATCACGCAGAACCGGCCATCAGCCTGCCGCAGGGGCTCATGCAACAGCCGGTAGGACTGCCCGCCATGCTCCACCAGGTCGCGGTACTGCAGCCCACCAAACAGGTCAGTTCGGACGGTCAGCGTGCAGTCGATCGAGATCACCCGATCATCGAGCACAAAATTACTGATCTCATCCTTGAAGCCCAAACCAACAACGGCCCCAGCAGTGACGCTGGAGCCGAAGTCAGACAACAGGAAATCATCGGGGATTTCCTGGATCATGGTCAGACCGCGTAACGGGCGCCGCCGACTGCCACGCAGGTGACGGTAGCGGAGAAGCTGCCGGTTTCGTCGGTGAAGGCCAGCCGCACAAACTTGCCCACCTGGTCGCGGGGGATCGACAGCTTCTGCAGTGCAGCAGTGCTGCCTAGATCGGTAAAGACGCCGCCGGCCACGTCTGCAGCATCGCTGCCATCGGAAGCGTTGCCAGACTGCACTTTCACCTTGATCGCGGTGCTGGATGCACTGGCGGCGGCATACAGCAGCAGCAGCAGATCACCATCCACAGCGCTCACGTCAACCGCAGTAGTGTTGCCCACGGCGTCGCGGGTGGCTGGCGCCAGGATCGTAAAGGCCTGGAGTTGCTCCAGGTTTCTGAGTTCAATGGCCATGGATCAATCCTCCGGGGTGGGGGTGGGGTCAGGGGTGGAAGTCTTTGCAGAGCGCCGCGGCTTGGGTGGACAGGCCGGGGCGGGCTCAAGTTCGGGCTCTGGCGCAATCGACGCCATGCCCAGCGCCAGCAGCTCGTTAGCTGGGCCTTGAGGAAGGTCAGCCACCTCACCCATAGCGAGGTGGCGACCGTCTGCTCTGCAGTTCGAGAGAATCTGCAGCCTCATAATCAGGTGCCCAGAGCGAACGACTGCGGACGGCGAACCGCCACGTCGAAGTCCTGATGCACGGTCAGGATCACCTGGCCGCTGGCGCTCTGTGTGTAGGGGTCAACCACCACATCCAGGCCGCTCCACATGCCCACCACGCAATCGGCAAAGTTGCCGAATAGAACATCGTTCAGCTGCATCTGGTTGGACACGGTGAACTGGTAGCCGTTCACAGTGCCGCCATCGGTCATGATGTAGTCAGAGCCAGCCGAGGATGCCCTCAGGGTCTGCTTCAGGGCGCCGCGCACCACGCTGTTGCCGGTGTAGCGCATCGAGCCGGCGTCAAGGTTGTCGATCGCCAGTTCGGTTTCCAGGTCCACGTAGTCGGCCCAGTCGCCGCAGTTGTGGGTGGTGGAGCCGTCGCCGCCCAGAGTGGTCGGGAATGCCTTGGCAGTGCCGCCACCCAGGGTCACGCTGCCAATGCCGGTGGTGTTGATGATGCCCAGCGGCTGGCCGTTGGAGCCGGTGCCGTAACCGATGGTGTAGTCCATGCCCAAGGCGACGGACTCGGCCATGTCGATCCGTACCAGGTTCTCCACGTCGGGGGAGCTCTGGATCATCATTCGGCGGCTGATCGGCACGCGCACCCCGATAGTCCGGGGGATCATGTTCACCAGGCCGAAGGTGAGCTTGCTGTTGGCAACCTCAGCGTTCTCGCCGACAAAGTAATACTGGCTGGAGCTGAGCTTCTTGGGGATCTCAACGTTGCCCTCCAGGCCGGAGAGCATGGTGAGGCCGCTGTTCAGGAAGGCGCTGCGGTTGCGGATCAGGTCAATGAACTGTGCATCCAGCCGATCGGTGCCAACCAGTGCGCCGCCATCGCCGAAGGTGCCGACCACCTGGCCGGGGGTCTGAGCAGCGCGGCTGGAGCCCAGCACTTCCCAGGGGATCAGCACGCCGTTGGCGCTGCGGCTGTGCTTGGCCTGGGCGGCACGGGCCACCTCCAGTTCAAAGCCGGCGGCCTCAGCTGTGCGGGGGTTGGGGTCGGCCAGGTACTGAGCGACGCGCAGGAAGCTGTAGCGCTTCACCTCACGCTTGCTCAGGCCCAGCTCAGCGTTGCCGGCATCGTGCACGCGGCCCTCAAAGGACACCTTGCGCATGCCGATCTGTTCCATCACCACCGCACGGGCGGCATCGATGGAAGCTTCGTCATTGATGAGTTTCTCGGCCAGCTCCGGGAGTTTGAACTGGTCACACATGCCGCGGATGGCTGCGACGCGTTCACGCTCGGCCTGCCGGGCGTTCTGCGCCACCTCCTCCACGTTGATCGTTTCAGTGGTCATTGGGATTGGATCGGATGATTCAGTCCGCTCGGCGGTCTGTGCTGTCAGGCTATGGAGGGCTTCACTCACAGCAGACTTGATCGATTCGGGGTCAACCGTGACGGTCAGCTCGGCTGGCGCAGGGGGCTCAGGGGTGGGCTCAGCGGCAGGCTCAGGCTCCACGGCTACCGGCTCATCCATGGCGCGGCCCAGGCCTACGGTTTGGTCGGCGGGGACGCTGACGCTGGAGACCTCCAGGGCCTTCCAGCTGGTCACGTAGAAGTCGCCGCTGCGCTCTTCGATGTCGTCAATGCTGTAGGCGAAGCTGACGTTGCGGGTAATATTGGACTGAATGTCAACACGACGCTTGTGCTCCTCACTGCCCTTCTCCAGGGTGTTGGGGCTCCATCTCACCGTGGAGTAGAGCCGGCGATCGTCGCCCAGCCAAGTCTTTTCAGTTACGCCTAAAACTACGTCCCGGTTATGGTTCCACAGCCAAGGGGCGCCGTCGTTCATTCGGCCTAGGTCCATGGCACCCTCTTCGTGCACCAGGATCTCGCGGCCGAACCAGCGGTCAACAGGGGCCTCAGAACTGAAGCTGAAGGTCAGGGTTTCGTCGGTAGCTTCCTCAACGCGAAGGCCGCCGGGTAGCTCTCGCTGCTGAGGGCCGCGCAGCTTCGTGAGATCTAGGGTGGAATCCAAGGCCAGACAGTCGCTGGCCTCAGGCTACGGATGGCCGGGGCTGAGCTTCCGCATCCTCAGCATCCTCCCCGTCGTCGTCGGGGTCTTCCGTCTCAGGCTCAGGGGTGGGTGGTTCCGTCGCTGGCTCAGGCGGTTGCTCCGCGGTCGGCATCAGGCCCAGTGACTCCTTCAGTTCGTTTTCCATGGCGATCTGAGCCATCACCTGCTCAAACTGCTCACCGCTGTATTCAGTGATCAATTCGCTGTGAGATTTGAGTAGCATTGCCTTGGCTTTTTCCATGGCGGAAACATCCTTAACTGGGTCCACCCAGTCCCATGATCTAGCCTGCCAGCGCGGAGCGTTATACCTTTCTGGCCTGGTCCAGTAGTCATTAAAAGCTGGTGACGGCAATTCGCCCGCCAGCATCGCAGCACGTAGCCACTCTTCAAATACGCGCTGGTGGAACACCTCAATGATCGCGCTTTGCACCACCCGCCAGTGGTCGCGATCCTCCAGCACACTGGTGCGCATGCTGCTGTAGTTCGTGTCGCTGAAGTCCTTGCTAATGGTCGCGTAACTACACCCAAACCCAGCAGCAAACCGCCGCGTCAGGTTCCGTACCACGTTGTCGTATTGGCCGTCGTCTGGTCCAAAATCAGGCGCGACTGGCTCCTGTCCTGGCTCCAAATAGTTCCAGCTGCCGGGCTCGGTGTTGATCAGTCGCTGGCCGTTCTCGACGACCTCGGCCTGCAATTCGCCATCAGGTGAGCGGATCCAGCCCAGCGAGTTGGCCTGAACCCTCTTGCGTGTCCAATGTGCCTCTTCGTACTTTCCGAGGTTGTGAACCGTCGTGATCACACTGGCCAGCCACGGCACGCCACGGTTTTGGCCGATCCGCTCGGGCATGTAGACGTGGATCATGTCGGCGGCCGGCACCAGCACGTGCTTTTCCTGTGCACCACGGCGGTTCAGTCCCAGCTCCACGTCACCAGGGTGGCGGGTCAGGATGGCGTACCGGGTCGGCCGGCCCCATTGGTTGATCTCGACACCTAGCCGCCATTCGTGGCCAGCGCGGTCGCTCACGCCTGACTTGTCTTCGTCGAGCTGGTGCGCCTCAATCAGCTCCAGCGCCAGCGGGGTGCGGCCCTGCCCCATCGCCTGCCGCACGATCCTGATCAGGCATTCGCCCGACTCCGGCAGGCTGCCGGCGATCATCATCTCGAAGCCGTGGAACGACAGCCGGCCCGCCACGTCGCAAGTGTCTGGCCGGCACCAGCGGCGCCATGCTTCCTCCAGCAGCCGGTTGCGGCGCACGTCCTTTTCGGTGCCGTTCGCTTTGAGTATCTGACCCTGCATCTGGATCCCACGCGGCCCTACCACGTTGATCTGCGTGGTCCGCTTGGCCTGGCGGGCGTAGGGGTTGTCCCTGACCAGCTGATGGCAGCGGTCGCGCAGTACGGCCAGGCTGACGCGCAGCTCTGCGTCTGCAGAGGTGGTCGGCGCCACCAGGTCGTGGAGCAACCGGTTGCGCCGGGCGCCCTCGAACATCCGCTGGCCCTGCTGCCGGCCGTGCCGGGTGGTCAGGATCTGCCGCTGCAGCCAGGATCGAACACCCATCAGCTCACCCCCGTGAAGCGCACATAGAGCCGGCGCGGATCGCCGAGGCCTTGCGCGATCATCTCGGCGCGTTTCTCGCGGGTGACTTCAGCCTTGAGGCGGTCGCGCCATTTGATCAGCTCCGCTAGGTCGGCGCGGACCACCTTGCGGCCACCGTTGCCAAGGCTGCCGATTTGGTACTCCTGCGCACCCGTGGTCAGGGCGCGGATGGCCTCTTCAACCGCCTCCAAATCTTTTTGCGCCTGGCTGCGATCATCGAACGCGCCCGGGGTGCCACTGAAGGCCAGGCTCTTGCGGACGGTCAGGCTGCCGCGGCCGGTGGTGAGCGGTGCGCCGCTGACCGTGGAGACGATCTGCAGCTCCCATGCGCCGGCTGCCATGGTGGCCGTCGTGGCGGCGCTCAGCTCCACCTTCCAGCCGTCGTCAGTGTCGGTGGCCACCGCCTCGATACCGGCGCCAGCTGCTGCAGCGCGGAACCACACGCGCACCGCCGTGGCGGCGGGGTGGACGCGGGATTCGATCCAGCTGGTTAGATCGCCTTGGTAGAGCTCCAGCGGTTGGGTCATTTGAGCACCGTGAAACTCCGGGCCTTTCGTGGCGCGGCCTGCTGGTTTAAGCCTACGGAGGCCGCTAGCTGTGCCGCCAGCTGGTCCCACATGGTTTGACGGTTGTAGCGGCGGCTTACTAGCTGGAGGGCGGCGTAGGCCATCCGGGTGCAGTCGCCGGCCTCATCCTTGCTGCCGGTCGGCTTGTCCCATTTGTACTCCCGCTTGCCGGCGCTTTTCTTTGGTATTTTCTTCCACGGAAACAGCTCGGCCAGAAACTGATTTGTAGACGCCTCGCCAAAGTGCAGATACCCAGGGCCAGGCTTTTCCTGCCGCAACCGGCCTTGCAGGTGCTGAATACTCGTTTCATACCCCACCGGATACATCAGCACGCCTTTTTTGATCACGCTCT